ACAATAGATGTTCACACTCCTCTTGGGTACGGAAAAGCAATCGCCTGGATCGATTACGGATCGGATACAAACACAGTTTGGAAAGTCGTATTATACGACACAGGTGTGGTTAGGAACTTTTACGATGACGACATTCTCGTATATCCCAACGCAATGGATGGAGGTGAAATCGATGAAGAGTTCTTCGTCAAAAGAGAGTTTAAGTATAATAATAAACAATTTATAAAAGGGCTAAAAAACCACTTTAAACCGTATGAGTCAGGAAATAAAAGGGATGGAGAATAATATACCAGTAAGAATGGTATTTATAGATAACAAGGAAGAGATACATTTTAAGTCTATAGCAGCAGCTTCTAGGAAGTCTAAAGTGACAGCACAGAGCATTAGAGAGTCTTTAAACCCTATTGCTAGAAAGAAGTTTATGATTAAGCATTTAGATAAAGAAAGAGTAGTGGCTTTTAGGATACTATCTAAAAATCCTTCAATATGACACACGGAAGCTTATTTTCAGGAATAGGAGGCTTTGATTTAGCTGCACATTGGATGGGCTGGGACAATATTTTTCATTGCGAATGGAATGAGTTCGGCCAAAAAGTTCTTAAACATCATTTTCCAACATCAAAAAGTTATAATGACATTACTAAAACAGACTTCTCTATTCACAGAGGAGAAATTGACATCCTCACAGGAGGATTCCCTTGCCAACCATATTCATCAGCAGGAGAACGTCTTGGGAAAGCCGATGAAAGACATCTCTTTCCTGAAATGCTTAGAGCAATCAAGGAGATTAAACCAAGATGGATTATTGGTGAGAACGTTCGTGGACTTGTTAGTTGGGAAGGGGGATTGGTATTCGACGAGGTGTGCTCTGATTTGGAGAGGGAAAGTTATGAAGTCCAACCGATTCTTATTCCAGCTGCTGCCAAAAATGCTCCCCACAAAAGAGAACGAGTATGGTTTATTGCCTACTCCAAATTGCACGAGGATAGATATACCAACAATGGAGGAAGTAAACAAAAGGAAGGAGATATATGGAGGGGAGAGAAGAGCAATGTACCTGACTCATTTTATAGCGATGGGATTCCTTCCAACACCGATGGCCTCGGATCATCACGGAGGCACAGCCAAAATTTCAGAAAAGTTCGACAGGAGGAGCAATTTGAAGCACAATATTGCTCAAAAGGTTGGGAAGGCTTCCCAGCTTCACCCTGCGTTCGTGGAGGAGATGATGGGCTTTCCCACGAATTGGACTCTATTACCATTCCTAAGTGGTGCAGAGAGTCTATCAAAGCCTACGGAAATGCTATAGTTCCTCACGTTGCATTTGAATTATTTAAAACTATAGAGTTATTTGAAAATGCATAACTTTGTTGCAGGATGTCGCATATCCATTTAAGATTTTTAGGGTGGAGGATGAAAAGCTAATGCGACTAGCTTGGATTCCGAAGCCCTTTTTTTATGTTATGAATACAGGAATGATTATTAAAAGTAAATCAGTAGATAGATTTACTTCTATTGATAACGAGATTATCAGAAACTTTGGATTAAGCTTAGAGGAAAGAGGTTTACTTATTTTTTTGTTGAGTCTTAGACACGATTGGGTTATCTATAAAACTACTTTACACGAAAGAGTAGGTTGTACTAAAGGTACACTTGATAGAGTTTTTAAAGGGCTACAGGAAAAAGGTTATATCATTTCAGTAAAGGTTATTAATGACTCAGGACACTTTAGTGGATGGAACCACGTAGTTTATGATATACCGACTTCGACAAACACCGATGTCGGTGAAAGTGCTCCTATAAGTAATACTAATACTTCTAAACTATATATAAAGAATACTAAGTTTATAAGGCCTACGGCTAGTGAAGTTAATGAGTATGCTAAAGAAATTGGTTTTATATCATTGGATGGTTCTTATTTTTTAGATCATTATGAATCAAATGGTTGGTTAGTAGGTAAAAACCCTATGAAAGATTGGAAAGCAGCTGTAAGAACCTGGAAGAGAAACTCTTCTAAATTTAACAATGATACTACACAAACAACTAAAATAAAGCTCAAATAATGGACGTTATAAATCTTCCTAAAAACCTTGAGATAGAAGAGAACATACTAGGCTCAATTCTACTAGATAAAAATGCTTTGCCTTTTGTAGTAAATTATTTAACAGAAGAAATATTCTACGATTTAAGACATCAGTTAATATTTAGAACTATTAAGCAGATGTATGATAAGAACATACAAATAGACTTAAGTACTGTATTTCAACGACTTATAGATAATAAACACTCAGAAGAAGTAGGTGCCTTATACCTTTCTAAATTAACTAATAACGTAGTATCAACTGCTCACCTAAACACTCACATAGAGGTAGTAATAGAATTATACAAGCGTAGAAAGTTAGCAACATTGGGTAGGTTAATGGAGGTTGCAGCCTATGATGGTGGTGAATCTACTGATGATACACTAGCTACGTTTGGTAAACAACTTTTAGGACTGCAAGAGTTTGGTAATATATACGAAAAGACTATAGACCAAATCATTTTACAGCTAATTAACAACAGAGATGCTGCCAGAGAGGGGGAGCTGCTAGGCATTAACACAGGCTTTATGGAGCTTAATAACACCCTTTGTGGTTGGGTAGATCCTGATTTTGTTATTATAGCTGCTAGACCTGGAATGGGTAAGACTGCCTTTATGCTTTCTAGTATATACCACATAGCAATCCAAGGAGGCATCCCTACGGCCATTTTTAGCCTTGAAATGAGCTCCAATCAGTTAGTTGAAAGGTTAGAGTCAATAAGCTCTGAATTGCCCTTAAAACGTCTTAGAATGAATTTACTGACAGATAACGAAAAGGCACACCTTTTACGAACTGATGACAAGATACTTACTTCCCCCATCTACATAGAGGATATGGGCGGTATTAGTGTAACCCAGCTACGAGCCAAAGCAACTATTCTTAAACAGAAGTATGGCATAAAGATTATCTTTATCGATTACCTTCAACTTATGAGTGGTACTGGCAAGTCAAACCAAAACCGAGAGCAAGAGGTATCCTACATTAGTAGGAGCCTAAAAGCACTTGCCAAAGAGCTGGAAGTACCTATTATCGCCCTATCCCAATTATCACGTAGAGTAGAAGAACGTGGAGATAAGATGCCTCAGCTATCTGACCTTAGAGAATCAGGATCAATAGAACAAGATGCTGATGCTGTGATTATGCTAATGCGACCAGGCTACTACGAACAAACTGAATCAGTAGAGATTGGTGGTAGAGAATATTCCCCTAATGATTTAGTAGTTTGTAAGGTCGAGAAGAATAGACACGGAGCTACTAAAAACCTAGCATTAAGATTTTTACCTGAAACAATGACCTTCCAAGATTATGTCCAAGGGCTATAGAAATAGAAGAAAGTTTGAGATAGAAGCTGCTAAGGCTATAGATGGTACTTACCAAGCTATTAGAATATTTGCTAAGAGTACAAAGGTTTTAGTTATACATCAAACTGAAGCTTTAAAGAAGGGTTATTTTTTGCTAGAGTATGAGAATGATGGCAAACCTAGTGGCATATCAGATGAAAGAGTAGAGTTCTTTGCTTTTAACTTAGACCTTAGAGATAGAATAGTTTTTATACGAGCAGAGTTTTTACGAGTAAAGGCTAGAAGATATTGGAGAATAGGTGAGATAAAAGTAAAGGATAAAATAAAATATGTAAAGATGCCAACTGATGAACTTATTCGCTGGTATTAATGTATATTAATAATATATTGTAATTTTGGTAATGGCATACCAATCAGCAAGTGAATTAACAAAGATGATGTTAGAGTATCTTAAGGATAATGGTAACGAAGTATGGAGGAATAATAACCTAGCTGTTAGAGGTAGGGCCTTCATAGGTAGGAAAGGAGTTCCTGACATCATTGGTTATAGTAAAAAGTATGGCCATTTTGTATGTTGTGAGATTAAAGCTATTGGTGATAGAATGTCGCAGGATCAAATGGTATTCTTAGAAGAGCTATCAATGGCAGGAGGAACTGCAATGTTATGTCAGCAAGTAAGGGATGAAACAATACAAGTAAAAATCTATAAAGATGGCGAAAACGAAGACTGGAGATTCGAGAAAGGTGAGCTTCGGAAGTAGAAAACGAGGTTCAGCAAAGAAATCATTTAATAAACACAGCCCAAAGCCTAAGGCTTACAGAGGTCAGGGCCGTTAAAACAAAACAATATGGAAAATTTAGAATTAGAAAACAAGGAATTGAAAGTGCCTAAAACAGTGAAGAAAAACAAAGATGTTTTCTCACAGGAAACTTTTGACTTTTTACACCAAGTCTTAATTGACTTTGCAATAGATATGAAACATAGGCCTAAGCTAAAAGAAATATTAGCAGCAGCAAAGCCTGAATCAAAGAGCAATAGTATTTAATAAATAAAACAAAAAACAATGGCAGTAACTAAAGAGAAGATTTTCCTAGGAAGGTCTTTCACAATGAAGACAGCGTATGGGGAGTTTAAGAAAGTATCTTTCGGCCCTGATGACTTAAAGAAAATGAATGACTTCGCAGCAACTAATAATGGTTGGGCTAACATTCTTATTAAAAACAAAAAGGACGCTAAACCAGGTGAAGCAGGTTTCTATATCGAGCTAGATACTTGGGTAGCTGACGGTAAGCCAAAAAAGGACTTGCCATTTTAACATAATCTTATGAGAACAAATTTAAAAGAAATTGTAATTAATTTATTAGTTTTGTTAGTAGGTGTTTATTTACCATTTGCTTTTATAGTAAGTGAGTTTAATCCACTTGCTTGGCATTGGATTACAAGATGCTTGTATGTATTAACATTGGTTTCTATGGTAACCTTTGCAATACAAGAGTATAAGAAAAAATAGTTTGTGTGTTTTTTTGAAATAAAGGTAGCCCTGTCGTTTCTACGATGGGGCTTTTTTATAATAAAACACCCCCAGTTTTTACCTGAGGGTGAAACCAAAAACCACCAACTATGAGAGAGCTTCTTATGTATTCCTATTTGTTTTATCGTAGAACCTTGTTATAACGGTTCCGAATAAGGCCTCTTGATATCTTTTGATAAAAGAGTCTGAGCTCTCGTTCACATAGAAGAAGTCTTGTGATTGCATATAGACATAACATCTATCAGCATCTTCATCATCTTCAGTAACAGATTCAACTAGATGAATATTAATCCAAGCATTGCTTTGTTCCGTACACTCTTCTAAATCATAGCTATCGTCTTCCGTAAGCTGTTCGATTTGCAGTAACATCTCTTGCGCTCTCTTTAATAATGATTAATCTTAGTTTCATTGCTACATCTTTCAGTCTGTCTTCTAGTAATTTCTGCTCTATTTTTAGTGCTTTGATTACTTCATCAGGATGTTTTTCGCTCATACAAATTTACGTTTTAATTATTATAGAAATAAAAAGTGCATACCTTATTGATTATCAATATGATACACACTTTATGAATCAGTTAGTCCTCTACTATTTTCTAGGTAATCTAATTATTTTGCTGCCTAGTGGCATTGGTACGAATATAGCAATTCTTCCGTTATCTAAAACAACTCCACAACCTAATGTTGGTCGTTTGGGGAAAGGTCGTGAATATTCCATTGCGTAAGCGTTAATATCTATACCACAACCGACATTCATACCGAATATCATATCCTTATCTGAGCTACTATAAAGCACACCACCGAAAGAGTGTATGTGACCTATAACTGTTGATTGTCTTGCATCTCTTGCTCTATTAATTGCACCAGCTTGTCCTGACGATCCTGTGCCGTGAGTATATAGAACACCATCTATTTCCCATTCTAAGGCCCATTTCCAGCCTTTAGGAGCTTCCCAAGCATCTTCATAGGATTTAATAAAACGTTCTGGTAATCCGTTCGCTAGGGCCTTTCTTTTATGTAGGGCTGAGTGGTTACCGATACAGACTTTTACATTAGGGAATCTCTTGTACCAAATGTTAAGCTGTTGCATAGCCATAATAGCCTCTTTAGAAGCTGACTCGCCATTAGGATTATG